TCGGCCACCATACCAGCCGTCATGGTCCTGCCTGCTGCGGTGATGCTCATTGCGGAATCTCCTCGACGATAGAAAAGGACACGCCGTAAATGCCGGCCAATTCAATCGACCAGTCGGTCTGATTGTTTCCTAGGCGAAACACACCTTTAGGACTTGAGGTCACAATCGACGTGCCGCCTGAGTAGCTAGCGCGCAGCACTGGAAACACGTCAACAGAACTCGATGAGTTCACCTGGATGACCTTGTAGAGTGACGTTGAGATTTGCAGCCAGTCGCCAACGGCAAAGGTGCCAGTCGCGCCAGAGATGCCTAGCGTCGTTCCGTTGGCCGTGGCACTCGCCACCGTCAGCGTGCCGGTGACGTTTCCTCGCGGCGCGCTGTTGCTGTAGTCGCGGAAGTAGAACGTGCCACGCTGCGCAGCCAACAGAAACGCAATGACCTGCTCGGCGTCCGAGCGCACCATTGGAGGACATTCGACTGAGCCAAGCCAGCCCTGCCCAGGCCAGTTGTACTGCTGCACTTGAAACGTGAATGGCGACACCGAGCGTGAACGCGCCGAGACTCCGGTCAGCGATAGCTTGCTGACCTTGAACGGCGAAGGCGGCGTGAGTGGGTATGAGATAGCCATGGCTTAGGCAAAGGCGCTCCGGTACGAACCACCGCGGCGCACGAGATCGGGAATCGTAACCATCAAACGCTTGCGCTCTTGTTCCAAGATCGGCTGCAACTCAGCGCGCGAAACGCCAGACTGGATATTGTAGGAGATGTTGATGTTCGGACCGCCGACCGCGCTGCCCATCTGTCCCATGCGGTCGTTGGGAATCACCGTCCCGCTTGAGCCAGGCACGAACAGTTCAGGCCCTTGTTCACCGACAATATACGGCGAGCCGGCCTTGGCTGGTCCACCTTTAGCCAAGAAGTCTAAGGATCCACTCATTGATGCCATGATTCTGGCAATCTTTGAGTTTGGAACTACTGTACCGCTGATCCCAGGCACGAACAACTCTGGGCCCTGTTCACCGACGACATAAGGAGATCCAGCTTTAGCTGGTCCACCTTTAGCCAAGAATCCGAGACCAGCATTGATGAAGTTACCAATGGACGACGCCAGCGGAGCCGTAATGACGTTGCGGAAGATCAGCCGCATCAGATCCAGCGCAAGGTTCTTCAAAACATCGGACAACTTCTCGCCGGCAAAAATGGCATCCTCAAACCCCATAGCAATCATTGCGCCGGCTTCATTGCCAAGGCGACGCTGCTCCTCAAGCAGCGGCAACATATCCTTGTAAACGGCGACCAGTTCCTTTTGCAGCTTGGTTCGGTTCTCCAGATCGCCAGCACCAGTGGCGGCGAGTTTAGCCACTAGCTCAGTCTCTCTCGCCTTTAACGCATTCAGCTGCTCGCCGTCTGATGCTTGCCGACCAGAAACCAGCGCCCGCATCCTTTCAAAGTCTTCGAACGATGCGGTATAGTCCTCCATCGCCTTGCGTCCAGACTCGCCAGACGCTTCTACAATTTGCTTGATTCGACGCTCTGCTTCCTCGGTCGTCAGCAATTGTCTATATTTTAGCGCAATGATTAGATCAATCTGCCGAGCGTATTCACGCATCGGGTCCAGCATATCCTTTTCCCGTTCGGCCATGTCGGCCATCATTTGATCCGCCGAAATTCTTGCCTGCTCTGACTCGTCATTTGTTCGACGAACAGCGTCGATCAGCTGCTCAAATTCATCGGTAACTTTACCGACTGCTTTGCCGAAGTCATCGGCTCGTTTATCAAATCGAGCGCCCGTGATCTGCGAATCTAGTTTTGAGATCTGAACATTTAGCTTTGCGTATTCAACATCCAGTTCTCTTAGGCGATTGGCTTCTTCAACAGTAGCTGCACTATCAAACGTGGTGACAGTTCGCACCCTACCAGTGCGATCCATCGTCATTGTTTCTTTTGTGACGACCGCAGTCTTCTTCCTAAGCGCCTCAATCTCACGCTCCATCTCGATGCGTTTTTGCATCGCAGACTTGAGCTGGCCTTCCTGCGTTAATGCCTCAAAAGCGGCTGTGCCGTAAATCTTTTTAACTTCCTCTGCGGTTTCTTTGACGATATTTTTAACGTCTTCAAATCGCGTGATAAGTTTTCCTATGGCGTCGACTGCTTTATCAATCGCAGCAGTGAGCGAAACGCCCAGAGCAGAGGCAAGGCCAAAACCGAGCGCCTTAGGATCGAAAGCGCGCTTCATGAAAGCCGCCGCCGCCGCCGACGACTGCTTCAACTGAGCAAGCGAGTTTTGGATATTACCAAACGCTTGTCGAGTCGCGTCAACTGCGCGGATAATGAATGAGGCTTCAGCCATGTTTTTTGGTCACTTGCTGCTGATGGTGAAAATAGGCGAGCCAACCAGTCAATTCCTGAGCCGGCATCGCCATGACCTCATGCGCAAACTTGCCGAGCTTTTCCGCTAATGCATAGATGGCGAGGAGGTCGGCACCCTCGCCACCGTGGATCAGTTTTTTAGCTCTTCAACTGGCGGCGCAGCCTCCGACAGAATGAAGTTGGCGACACGCGCAATGAGATTTGAGTCGGCCTTGTGCAGCAAGGTCATCTTGTGGTCAGCGTTGAACAGCTTGTTGCCGTCCTTGTCTGCTGCCTTTAAGATTAGAACATCGACTAGAAGCTCCATGTCGTTGTCCTTGGCCTTGCGGTAAAGGCGATTTTTCTCGGCCAGCGTGACTGGCGTTGCGTAGATCGTCAGCTTCCACTCAAGCACCTCAATTGAGCGGGTGCCGAGCGCGGCGAAGTGTTCGCGTACTAGGTCAATTGCATCCATTAGACCGTAACGGTGCTCAGGGCGCCGTTCCCTTCAATGGAAATCGAACCTTCAACCATGCCGTCGAACGCAGCCGAGATGTCGAACTTCGTCACGATGCCGCCGCCTGTGTAGTAGGTGGCCGTCGAAGCAGTGCCTTCCGGATAGAGGTTGACCGTAACAGATGAACCAATGGTCAAGGCAATCTGTCCAGCGTCGACTTCGTCCCAGTAAAGATCGCCCGAAACAGACCAAGTGCGGAGCGTTGCCTTACGAGTGCGGTAGGTGTCTCCGATGATGGAGTCTTCGACGACATCCGACGAATGCGCAAGCGAGTAGTTGCGCAGTTCGCCAATGGTGGTGCTGCTGATTCGAACGGTGCCTTCGCGGCCCAGGTGGTTTGCCATATTAGTCAGTGGTTAGATAAATGCAGTTGAAAGTATGACGCGCGACGCCCCAGCGCTTGTCCTCGTCGTCCTCCATCACATATTGCACAGATGTCAGATGAAGGTCGTCACAGGCGCCGCCAAGGGTAACATCCTCCAAAACGGCTGCCTCGACCGCGGCCGAGCCGGTGTCGAATAGATCGTCAATGTAGGTCACTCCGGTTTGCGCGGTGAAATAATCAACATGGACGGAAAGCTGTCGGTATTGGACACGATTGCTTGGCGCTAGCGAACGCACTTCAATTTGCTCGTCGACGGCATAGACTGCCGCCGCCGGAAACGACATTGAGGTTAGGGTGTTATTCCGACCTCTTAACAGGTTAGCGGTCGGCACGATTGCACCGCCAGCAGTTAGCTTGGCAGCAATCGCGTTGCGAATTTGTGTGCGTGTGCTCATGCAGAGAGAAGCGGAGGTGTGGCGGCCGGAGGAAGTCTGTCACCTTTAACTCGTACAAATCCAAGGTTTACCGCGTGCCCAGCCAGAACACGTTGCAGCTTTCGCTGAGTGATCGCAATGCGTCCACTCAATGCAGGACGAACAACAATTTGCTGGTATCGCGGAATCTTGACGTTCAGATTTCGCGCGATGATAAACGGATTTTTACTGGTATAATCATACGTCACGACGCCGGCCTTGTTCGCCAGCTTTTCGGCATACTTCTTATACTTGGCTCCAGTCGCCTTTGCTGTAGGGATCCAGCCGGCCAAATGCCAGCCAACGCGCGAGGCCAAACCTACCTTTTCCTTGTTTCCGATCAACGTGTTGAAGTCCTTACGGTAGGCTGCAAACGGTCTATTCGCTCTGATTCTGCCGAACCTATCACGCAGCGCAATATGCTTTGCGGCCAGTTCTTGATACGAGCCGAGCATCACCTTACCATGTAGCCAACTTAGCGAGGCAAGATTGGGAAGTCGGAACAGTTCATTAAGTTTGTCAGTGTTGCGCCTTCTGATGTAGCCAGCAATCGACTTGTAGAAACCGCCCTGCGTGGCTCTGCTGTTGAAGTAGTCATAGTCAAGCGGCACCGCTAACTTGCGAATATCGGCCTGCATATTTTGCACGCCGTCTTTCCGCTGTTTTGGCCGCGTAAACTTCAAGATGTGCTGCGTGACGTACTTTGCTTCTTGCTTGATTACCATTCCATAATCGACGGAAGCAGCCGACGCCAAGCGACCGAGCGCCATTTCCAGTTCTCGGGTTCTTGCCTCAATGGCGATCATATCGACTTCTTGACCTCGATCTGCACTCCGGTGCCCTCCGCATCAAACTCCATGTTCTCGATGAAGTACGTCACTCCAGCGCGCACGACGGTCGTCGTCAGCTGCGGAGCAGTCACGACCTGCGACGCTAAGAAAAACACGGTAAACCTGCCCTCGTCGCGACGCTGATCTTCGAACGACTGGAACATATTCCGCGAGTTGTTCCAGACGCCGGTGATGGCCGTGTTGAAGATGCTGAACGTGATGCCAGCCTGATCTTGAATGGCCGAAAAGTCCGCCTCCAGGCGCGTCGGGTCAAAGTCTCGGACGGTCATACTAAAGGGCCAAATGTCACAACCTTGGACTTGGCGGTGATCGTATCATCCTGCGGCGTGCCGGACGGAATGTGCCAATAGGACGACCGCACGGCATTGCAAATGATGGCAGGTGCTGAGTTAACGGTCATCACCTGCCGAGCGTCACGCAACATCCGGATCAGGTCAGGAATGGACCGTGCCGTGAGAAACAGCGACTCAGACCAGCCGGCGGCAATGCACGCCTCGGCCTGCCGCTCCTCGGCCAAGATTCGCATCGGAGCGCCGAAGGTCTGGAAGGCATACTGGCAGATGATTGCCGGCGACATCTTGACCGTTTGGCTGTAGCCGAAAGGGGAAACGATGGCGGTCTGTGGACCGTACAGATGGTCCTCGACGGCTGACATCGTCGGCACTCGATCAAAGACGATTGAACGGTCTAGGCCGTCGCACTCGGGCAGCAGCCCGTACACGAAGTCTTCCCACGACTTCCCACTAGCGCGGAAAGCAACGTACTTATCCGGCCAGATCTGCAGGTCGATTCGCCGTGCCTTTAGGTCACGCCCAGGCGATGTCGGCCGCGCGTAGCTGACGGCCTCAAAAACGCCGTAATACTGAGGCAGGCACTCGATGGCTACCTCGTATCCCGCCGACGCAAAGTGCCTCGCTATTGGCAAGCAACGGAGGATATCGCCCAGCCGCTCGTGGTAGACTAAGACAATGGTCTTCATGGCAGCAGTCGGTTGTACTGATCGGCCGTCTTGCCGGCGACCCAGCCATGGAACCCGAAAGAGCAGGCAGGTCCGCAGTCGCCCTCCTCGATGTAGTGCTCCCATGAAAACTTGGCGGCAATCTCGACTGGCGCGTACTTCATGCCCAGTTCAGTCAGCGGGCGGTTGAGCACTTGGCAGGTGAACACGTCGCCATTCTGACCAGCCCAGAGCGGAATCGCTGCGGCCGTGGCCTCAAGGAAGCGCTTTGAACGCAGGCAGAATCCGGTATTCCCGACGCGGTGCTTTGTGCCCCAGGATGCCGGCCAAGGTGCGCCGATCATATCGTACTGCAACCAGTCATCATTCCACAGTTGAGGGTTGATGATCCAGCCGTCATGCGAGACGAACAGCGCGTGCGAGGTGTGAACGTGGCGCGCTAGTTCCTCGATCTCGCAGCGCATCGCGTCTTGGTAGTTCTTAGGCGTGTCAATCAGCACCGAGGCTGCAAAGCCGAACATCCGTTCGCAGTGCCGCATCACGCGAGCGGTCCGCTCTGGATTCGCTCCATCCGTCGCGATCAGCGTCACATCCTTGAGAGTCTTCATGATGCCTCCTTGGTCACAGCGTCCGGATTGCGCAGCTGAAACAGCGCGCTACCTCGCGCATAGCGTTCGCGCTGGTTGTTGTGCTGGTAGGTCGCATCTAGTTGACCATGACCGAATTGCGGATGCGCGTGGACAAAGGTGATCTTGTCGCGTGCGTCGATGACCACGCCATCCTTCCAGGCTCGATGCGAAAACTCGTCATCCGAGAAGACCGACTCGTAGCCAGCGTAGAACATATCGCCCTGCTTCTCCCAGCGGCCGCGCGACATAATCGCCATGCAAAGCAGCGAGTCCTTGCGTGCGCCGTCGTTAATGGCGATGACGACTTCTTCCTTCGCAAGATCGCGGTTCGCGACTAGCTCTAGCAGTCGCAAGTCCCAGTGCAGCGGAGGCAGCCAATCATCGGATAGCTGAATGATGAGATCGCCAGACGCCTTGCGCGCTCCCTTGTTCCAAGCTGCTACGCAACTGCGCTGATCGGAAACGACGTGTTCGAACTGCTGGGACATCTCCATTGATACGTTGTCGTCGAGGTCGACGCAGAAGATGTGCTCCACGTTGGCCGGATTGAATGCGCTCTGCAGGAACGCCTCACGGCACGCCACGGCCTTGCTTGAACGACCGCGGGTCGCATGGACTAGCGAGATCGTTGGCCGTGAGTGATTGTGGAACATGGCCTGCAACTCAGCCGCACGCTCCATCTTGCCGGCGTATCGCGCTGCACGCGCGGCCAGATCAATGCCATACCAGCCGTAATGCTTGGCCTCGTGCGTCCACGGCCGGATCTCGCCTGGCGGTTCCGGCCGGAGCAGTGCCTGCTCGGCCCAGTAAAAGGCGCGTTCCTTGTCCTGCTTCTCGAAGTAGAGCAGCACCAGCGAGGTCAGCGCCTCGCGACACCAGGGAAACACGCCGTGCGCCTCTAGGCAGTAGCGGATGGCGTCGCGGTGATTGCCGCAGCACCGTGCCAAGTTCAGAAGCGCCTCGTACTTAAACGAGTCCATCAAGTTCGGCATCGAGATCGCAATCTTCGCGAACTCCTCCGCGGCCTTGTAGTTGCCCGAGCAGTAGTGCTCTTGATGAAGGTAAAAATACTGTGCAGCCGTATCGCGAACTGAATTGCGCAGGATTCGCAGATTGCGCGTGCGGTTCTCTCGCTTGACCTCAAGCGGTGCGTGGACCCAGACCGGATCGTTTAAGTCCATGTGCTTGTCGCCGGCGAGCAGCAGCAGGTTCTCGTGGACATCGTGGTGCCACTTACGGCCGGCATGAAAACTCGCGCGGCGCATGGCTCGTTCACGGTAGAGCTTCTTATTCGTACCGCGGACATCGTAGAGGAATCGCACCA